ATAAACAGTATATCCCATGTCGCCAGAACGCTTTTGATATTCGGTTATGGTGATTAACACTTGCCTGCCGATCAGCATGTCAGGCTCGAAATCCTTGCGCTGTTCGGTGGTTAGCTGTGCAGCCATTGCCAGCTTGTTAAGTTTCCATTCAAACTGCTGATTGTAAAAGGCTTTAATTTGTTTGCCCTCATCAGTTTCAAATGTTACTTCAGTGCCATCCTCATGCTTTGCGTTTTGCGCATAAATGGCATTCTTGATTGTGGCAGTGAATTGTCCAGCCTCATCAACATAAAGTCCAGTTTTATCATTGCGGGTTAAGTCGGTTCCCATTGTCATTCTCCTTCGTTAAAATCATAGTCATTAAACACTTCGGTCACTCTTGCCGAAGCAACCTCATAAGTCATGCCAAGCAAGGTAACAAGCTGGCAAGCGATATTGAATTTTGTGTTACTAATTGCATCACTAAGCATGTGGATAGGCAGACAATCAGCACACACACGGACGTTGCGGTATTGGTGGCATTTCTCTACAATCTCTTGGCAGCCATCACACTGCTCTGCTTCGCTAACGTATTCGCCACAATCGGGGCATTTGGGATCATCATACTCGGTTGGGTGGGAATTGTCACCATGCAAAACTGCATCAGCATAAACGTCAACCTTGACGTCATCATTATCCAATCCCTTTTTGCAAGTGTGGCACCAATAGCAGGTATCTTTATTGCTCATTCATCACCTCCGCAATGTATGACTTCACCGCCCTGCGTTCAACATGTGTGCGGTAACGTTTCATCAGCTTCTTGAGCTTAAGTGTGTGGCGTGGGTTGGTAAAATATGTGTTTTTCATTTTCCACCCCTAATCGGTTGAAATGCGCTAAATGGGCAATCATCGTTTTTGCAAAGGCAACGGCGGTGTTGGCAGGTATTCCAGTTTGCACAATGCTTTGCGTTTACCGCTGCCTTGTCGATCTTGTTGGTCTGTGTTGATTTGCGTTCGTTCATCGTTAGTTCCTCCTAAAAAGTATGACCGAGCCAAGCAGCATCAGCCATCATATCATCGTGGCGGTCAAACTTGCGCTGGCAATCAGAGCAAAATTCACCATTCTCAATTACCGCCCCGCACTCAAGGCAATGATCAAGATTGTCAATTACGAGAGCCTTGTAAATCTTAAAGCCAAGTTCCGAAAGCTGACATGTGCTGTCTTTACCATCGGGATAGTGATTGACAAGTTCCTTTTGAATAAGTGAAGAAAGCACTCCCTTATCAGCATTGCTGTCAACAATGCAATCAGCCCATGTGCTTGTTTCATCTGCATTAGTAGGCTCACCACCATTAAGAGTTGTGTATTCGCTTCTTGCGATCTTGCGAAGCATTGCAGCCTCAAGCTCAGTTACGTTCGGTTGTGTTGTTCCATTCAGTCCGTTCATCTTATCTCCTGCGTGCAGTTTTAATTTGCCGTCTGGCAGTCTGTCACGCTATGATTACAATATAGACAGCCCGCTTTTTTCGTCAATAAAAAGTTTTGCATTTTAGCGATTTGTCTGTTGATATTTTTCTACAAGCATGGCTTCCAAGCGCAGTAAGTCATTGACAGAATTAGCACTTAGCCGTTTTTGAAAGCCGTTGTCAATAGCGAATATTTTTAGCATTCCAGTGCCCGAGTGATGCCGTCTTGCGTGGTCATACAGGCGGTTAATGATAAGCCGTTGCTCTGGTGTGGCGGTCATGCTTCACCTCTAAATATATCCGTCTGGTCAAGCTCGCTGTCTATGCGGCGGGCTGCGATTTCGCAATACTTCTCTTCCTTTTCAATTAGGATATACCTGCGATTAGTTTTGATGCAAGCGATAGCCGTAGTGCCAGAGCCAGCGAAGGGGTCAAGGATAAGGTCTTGGGGATGTGACCAAGAAGCGATGTGGTCTCCAGCCAAGTTTGCTGGGAAAGCAGCAGGATGGTCATTAGCGACTTTAGAGCCATATTGTCCGACTGTATTAACATCCCATACATTATACCTGATCCCATAATCTTGCGTCTTATTTTTCTTAAGTTCTATTCGTTTACCTGCTGCATTTCTTGATGTGTTTTTTCCAAAGCATGTACCATACTTGTTTTTTCTATCCTTAATAGGATTAAAACAACGCACCCTGCCCTTGGATAGGATAAACATGTATTCAAACACTTGTGGGTATCGCACGGATTCGGGGAAAGTAAAAGAAGGCTTAACCCAAATCATAGTATCATTTAGATTCATGCCAATATCCTTAAAATATAGTGCCTGCCTAAAACTTGACCCAGTTTCAGACCCACATATTACAGCATCACTTACAATCCAAACACAAATACCACGCTCCACTAATAACCTTTCTATTATGTCCGCAATACACTTAAATTCGCTAAATGTAAAAGCGTATCCCTTCCCTTCTCCGTATTCCCTTAAGTTATCGTAAGGCGGTGATGTCAGCACCAAGTCCACGCTCTTCTCCGCCATCTCAGCCATTACGGTTAGGCAATCCGCATGATACAGAACTCCGTGTGCTGTCTCGTGGTAGGGCTTAATCATTGTCCATACTCATCTTTAACAATCTCCAGCAAGTCTTGCAGCTCCTCATTGGAGTTCTGCATCAAATCCGCATTAAGCCCTTGATATTCAGCAATGCGGATAACATCTTCCTCAGTCCCGCCGGCAAGGAACATTATGTGGTTAGCTTCGTTTAGCAGTTTCCTGCGTGCTTTCCAAGCGATCTGATAGCTGTTCAAGTGATTGGCTTCTTCATAGCTCATTGCATACTCCTCAATAAATCAGATAGTAGTTTATTGGCATACTCTACAGTGTGCCGTGCAGTTAAGGTCCATAGCAAGCAGGAAAGCATCAGATCGTAATACTCAGCACCCGCAAACTTGGCATAATTTAGACTTTGCAACAGTGTGGCGAAATGTTTGCCGTTATGTGTTAGCGGTGTCTCAGAAGCATAGCACAAATGGCAATAGGTTGACATAGTGGGCTTAAATACCCAGCCCTCGTCAAGTATAGCTTGCCATAGATTTAGTTTCCCTATCTCGTCATAATTGGGGATTGTGATGAGGCTATGTCCTCCACACCAATGGCATTCTTTATTCTTGGCAAACTTGCCTTCCACGTTATCTTGCTTCATAGAGTTCCCCACTGATCAGCCATAGCATCTGCTATTCCTTGGAATGTCCTACTACGTTCTTTCCAATGATTAGAGCCAAGCCAATGGATGCGGGTGCGCTCTTTTAATGGCAGCAACATCATTTCATCATATACATTATTTGTAGCAGTTAATAATGGTAACCCCTTAAGCCATAAACATGTCTTTTTTTGCTCAGGATGTCCAAACTGATAAGGATTGATTATTTGGTCTGGTTTCCGATAACGTGTTGACATGATGCAAATAGGATTTTCAACAGCTATCATAGGGATATTGGCATTTATCAGCATCATAAAGAAATTAGCAGCATCATTTTGTAATGATAAAGGTTTAATCCCTTCCTTAAACCACCTGGCACCAGATACAGCAAGGTGAGTGCATGGTGGGTGTGCAATCATCAAATCCCACCCCAAATTAAGCACATCTTTAACATCACGCTTATAATGCTGTCCAGGTATTTCCGTATCCAATAAATCACAGGACCAGGCATCATGACCAAGCCTTGCAAACGCTTCCCTGACAACCCCGCTAAACTCACAAGCTACTAAAACTCTCATAACTCCACAACCTTTTTTAGCTTTTCCCGATATGAAGGATTGTTAAACTTGATAATCGTAAACACCTCGAATATCCTATCCATAACATGATCACCATACCGCTTTGCTATCTGATCACTATGCAGGTTGGTGGTGATAATGCACCTATGCTGCTTGCCTTCTGTGAATGCTTCATATTGCTCACTAAATAGGTTGGCAAAGAAGGTAGTGCTTGCTTCTGATCCTATTTCCCGTCCGAGATCATCCAATACAAACAGCTCCGAGTTAAAGTATTGATTCAGATTAGTCAAGTCTCTTGCCTTGTCTGCATCCTTGCTTGACACAAGGTTAATGTATTTAGAGTAAAGCGCATTAGCAGTCATAAACCAGTTAGGCTTATGTTGTTTGCACAAGTCTTTATACATAAGCTCTGCCATTGCTGTCTTGCCACATCCCGCATTGCCAACGAATAGCCAAGCAAATGGCTTGTTGTCCTGCAAGGTGCTTTCAACTAACTCATTTAGCTTTCCATTCTTAATCCAGTTTGACGGATAGTCAATCATAACGCCTTCTTGGTTGGGGAACTGGCTTTCTTGGAGTTCTTTTAATCCCGTCATTAACAGTTTTGCCTAAAGTGCATTTATTAAGTTCGTCAATGTAATTCTGTATCTCAAAAGCACTAACACAATAACGTCTCTTTTCTCTATTTATGTGAAAAGGCAAAGTGCCGTCTTTAACCATCTTATTAAACTGTGATGGACTAATACACAATTTCTCAGCAGCAATTTTTCTGGTAATATATCCAGATAGGTTACCCAATCGAAAAGACATTGATTCTTTATTTAATAGCCATTTATTTACTTCCTCAATGTTGTAAACAGCTATTTTACCTTGAATAGAGTATGGCAACCCTTCTTTTATCCTCATTTGAGAAACTCTTTGACGTGACACACCAAGCTGTTTCATAATGTCTTTAGTCTTTAGCTGATAAGGTATCTTAGTAATATCCAATATCTTAATATCACATAACGTATCTGACACAACATCGAATACTTCAACATTAGAAAGCATGGTAATATCAATTTCGGAAATATCAGAAACCATCAACTTGATTTCTTTAGTGATTGTTCTTGTCTCTGTTATGGTTACTGTGTATTTTTTCATAATCACCTCCTAAAAGTGCCTTTTGACATTATCTGTTTGCTGTTTATCTGTAGCTTCATTTCGCAGCCAATCCTTTTCCATGTTATTCAGTATTGACAAGTAGTCATCTTTAACCGACTTATCCGTGCCAAACTTCCATAAATAGTATTTGCGAAGCGTTTTATCATTTATGCCATGCTTATCTATTAGCTTTTGAAATTGCGCATTAGACAGCGTGCAACATACGTTATTAGGCTTCTTGACAGTAGCATCCTTTCCCAAGTTTACAAGCTCATTAACCGATTCTCGGAGCTTCTTTATCTCCTCTGTTTCAGGAATATCAGTTATTGCAGATTTTGCAACAAGTGGACGCTTTGGCTTGGGTTTCTCATGCGTTCGCAATGCATCCGCATCTGCATCCGCTTTGCGTTCCCTTTCTTTGTCCCACCTGCTTTCTGCACTATGTTTAGCTTTCTCACTTTTCGCTACAATACCTTGATAATCCTCTGTAAAGCGTTCAGAAAACACATAATCCCCTGCATCGGTTAGCAACCCTAAGCCAATACAAAATGCCACAAACCGCTCAAACAATGCCTTATCAATGCGGATTATCGAGGCATAGATAGAGAACTTACGCTTATCAAGTTTCGCCTCACACTCTCCCATAGTTTCAAGCAACCTGAACCAGATAGAATAGCCTTCATGTTGACCGAACTCCAGTTCTAATTCCAGCAGCTTGTTATCGGTTTTAGCCTTGTAATCATGCTTAAACCACCATATTTTTGACATTATTCCCCCTGCTTATGCTTGGCAATCCATAGCTCCAATTCCTCTATTTTGAAAAACAGGTTTTTCCCACCTGGGCAGTAAGACTCAATTTGCTTTTCCCTTGCATACTTGCGCAATAGATAAGGCTCCATGCCCAAGTATTTAGCTGCATCCTTAGTGTTCATGTAAGCTTGTTCATTTGCCATTGTTAATCTCCACAAATTCACGTTTAGTATTATCGCCAAGCAAATGGTCAAGGCTTGGCTTGGTAAACAGCTTAAACAAATGCGGTGCGGATAGCATCCATTCAAACCACCACAACTCGGGGATTGGCTTATCTTTGCGGTTGCCAGTTTCAGCACCAATAATCACCCAATCAAATATCTTGGCACAGCCAGCTACATATCCGCTGTTAAACGGCTCAAGCATCGGCTCGATATTCAACAATAACTTGCAACTACCATTATTGATAACGCTTGGTATCTGATGAGGAGTTTCAGCGGTAAATCCCAAAACGCAATTATCAGGATAACAATGCGCTCCGTAAGCATCAACTCCTCCCTTTGTAAGAAAGATAAACTGAATATTCGGCATTGTCTTAATGCGCTCAATAACTTTTATTATCCAGCGAATATCCCAATACATAATGTCGCTCATGCTGTTTACGAACACCCGCTTTACCGACTTGGCAAACTTCTTATTAAATCCGCTTTCTCTCCAAGTCGGGATAAACTGTCTTTCATTATCAGACTTTCCAAAGCGTTTAGCTATACTCTTTGCATAGCAGTAAGGGCAATTATTACGGCATCCCCATACAGGATTCCAAACATCATCACACCATTCAATCTTAGTCATATAAACCTCCTTTAGGTTTCGATGCCATTAAAAAACACCCTGCTTTTTTTGTCAAGCTTTATTTGTGATTATGCGTAATTATGCGTAATTCCGTGTTATGCGTTCGCATATGCGAATGAACATGCGTTCGCTATGCAGTAAGATTAAGATTAAGATTAAGATTAAGATACAGAGAAAGACTAAATCACTTTACTTCGTAAAGATGATATATACCCAACCACGATTCCCGCTTGACATAAAAACGGCATTATTAGATATTGACACCATGAGTAAGCAAGGCGTTTTTAAGACCGATGGCAAGCAATATGAATCATGCGTAACATGCGCTAAGAACCCATGTGCGCTTATTATCGCTCATATTCACGCAGAGCCGAAGTCAACCATTTGCAGTAATTACCAAACACGGAAGCCTGAACAGTCCGAGATTAAGGGATTGACGTAATGGCAAGAGAACCTTACTCACTTGCTGGTGTCAACATGAAAATGCCTAAAACCATCCTCAAGTCTTGCTATTCGTTTATACAAATTCACAAGGCACTAAACGCTCACGGCATTAAGCCGGACAATGATACGGTATTCGGGATCATGGAACACGCTGCAAACACACCACAAGGCGGGTCCTGTGCTTTCGGATTCCAAGCTGATGAGGCAGAGGCTTATGAGGAAGATGTGATCGGGATGAGGAAACAAAAGAAATAATGCCTAAATTAAGCAACCCTAAGCATGAAAGATTCTGCCTTGAATACGTTATTGATATGAACGGAACAAAGGCTGCAATACGCTCAGGTTATAGCGCAAGATCAGCAAAAGAGCAAGCATCAGACCTCCTAACAAAGCCTAACATCGAGGCAAGAATCAAAGAATTGTCTAAGAAAGTATCGGACAAGCTCGAAATAACAGCAGAAATGGTGCTTGCAGAATATGCGGCAATCGCTTTTTGTGATACATTTGAACACGTAGATTGTAACACTGGCAAAATTAAAGACGGTGCAAATGGCAGGCTGTTTAAGCAGGTTAGCATCAAAGAAACGCAGTTCGGAAAAAGCAGATCGTATAAGCTACACAGCAAGCTCCCAGCGTTAGAAATACTTGCCAAATACACAGGGCTGCTTGAAAGCAAACAAGACGATATAGAGCTTAATGACATAGACTGGGTATTAGATGAAGATTAAGATACGCATTAAGCTATTAAAACACCAGCTTGAATATGTAACAAGCACACACAGGCACCCAGCTCTGGTTGGTGGATATGGAAGCGGTAAAACGTTCTCAAATATCATGCGTTGTTTGCACTTGCTTAAAAAGCGCAAAGGAAAAGCTAATATAATCTATGGTGCACCTACTCTTGGGATAATCAAAAAGACATTCCTTCGAGATTTTAGGGCAACGCTAAACAAGATGCATATCCCATTCAAGGAAAATAAAAGTGAGCACTATATTGAGATACTTAGGGGAAAGTTTAAGGGCGTAGTAAACTACCTAAGCCTTGACAATCCTGATTATTTGATAGCATATAACGCCACAGACGTTATTCTTGACGAGTTTGACGTGTTGCGCTATAAAGACCAAGAGGAAGTGTGGAAAAATGCCATAGCGAGAGCAAGAGCCTGTGAAGATGCGTCTGTTTCCATCACCACAACGCCAGAGGGTTACAAATACACCTATGAGCTAAGCAAGAAGGGAATCATAGCACAGCGGACTGTTGCAACTAATCTTAATAAACATTTGCCTGCTGCTTACATTGAAAGCCTGCTTGCCAATTATGACGAAGCCCACACGCAAATGTATTTCTGTGGGGAGTATATTAACCTAAATGGCTTGCGTGCGATGTATAATTACCGTGAGGAGCTTTTGCTTGACCCGATAAACATAGATAGCATACCCACACAGTTAAGCGTTGGAATGGACTTTAACGTCAATCCGTTTTGCCTAACAGTAAGCTATATGGCACCGGCA